TATCTATGGTTTTGGACAAGGCAAATACAAAGAAGTATTAGATAAATTCAACTAACTGGCTTTTGTAGTTGTTGGGCCATCTGGACAGTCAGTTCACCATTAATCGCAAAGATCTTAATCATAGCTGATCTAGATATACCAAGCCTATCTGCTTTAGCATCGATTAAAGCCAAATCCTTAGAGTTAACTTTTATATTTATTTGGTGTATCACATTTCCTTTTGCCATCTTGATTTCCTATAAATTGTAATACACTTATTATACATTAGCTAAGTTAAGCTATAACTTACAAACACCATCTTCACAATCATCATCTGCTGGTGCTGATACAATGTATTCATTACTTCTTAGTTTGGGTTTAATTTTTACAGGATCCGATAAATTACCAATAGTAAATTGTTCTAATAGATTTTCATATGTTCTTAAACTACATCTCTTAACATACTTGGCATAAGCCTCTTCAAATTTAAGGCCCAATACTTTTGCTCTAATGCCATAATCTTTCGCAAGTTCTACTATTAGTTCATCTCTGGTAAGTGTTTCCATTCTTCTCCTGTAGGTATCATTTCTATTTTAATATTTGGAGTATCACTCCATCTCTTGACAGTCATTATCTTAACAACTTGGCGATCATCTAAGTATAAGACACCATTCAGAGAGTCTAATATAGCTTTCTGATAGTTGTCTAGGTCTACATTGTTATCGCAATACTGACCGTTTTGTTCTAGTTTTTTCTTCTTGGTCCAGGCAGTAGGCATCTTCACATTAAACACCATACCCATAGCAACCAAGTTTTCAATAGGAGTAACATCCAACTCACTTGTTAGTGCTAACATGTCTTTCTTAAATTGAGTGTACTTCTTTGGGTAGTATGTAGACCATCTTGAAACTCTTGGTCTGGCTGCAGGAACTGGATTAATGTTAAACTTTAACGCTATCCTCTTATATTTTTTCCCCATACTCTTCGCCTCTTAGGACATCTAGATCTCTTACAACTAAAGCCAGTAAGAGTCTAATTTCGACATCTCTGGGAGTGTCTTCTTCTCTTGCTAATTCTAAAGCATCTTTTGTATTATCAGTTATTTCATCTAATATTTGATATCGTTTCGCTTTTGTACTATACCTTGCCATCTCTATCTAGAGCCAATAGTTTATCAATTTCTATTTGAATGTTTTCTATGCTCTTCCGTAAATCATGAATTTGCCCCTCACCTTTATGTTTCCATCTATATCTAACAAGATACTTGACTGCGTTACCAACTGCCCATGTCATATCTTGGTCAACAATAAATGTCTTAGCCTCTATCTTGCCTTGAGTATAGTGTGAGGGGTTCTTAATATTGTCGTTTATGTTATCCACCAACCCATCCAAAGAATAAAGCTACGACACACACACCTAAGAAAATTGTTAAGGATCTATTTTTTAGGATTGTGTTTACTACTTCCATTACCTTTTCCATACTTCTCTCCCCTTGTTATAACAGATTAGGGTACTGATTAAGACTTAGGTAAAAATTATTAAAAAAACCTAAGTTGTAAGCACTTAATATGTAATACCATGCCCTCGGGCATATAAACATTGGAGTACCCTAATTTCTTATAACTGTTATTCTAACATGATAGGCTTATCGCCCAACCAACCAATACACTCATTGACTTCTATAGGATGACATTGTAGTTGTTCTTGTGTCGTATTACATGCAGTCAATAACCCAATTATAAACAATATAAATATAAATTTTAAGCTAAATTTCATCATCATCTTCCCATTCATTTATTTCAATTATAAAACGATTCAAATATTCTTGTAACAAGAGTTCCATTGCGTACAGTTTTTTATCATGTAACAACTTATGTATTTTTTTGTCATTAAATTTATCATCCCAACTATCATCATGAAACTCAACTTCAACAGTACCTGTTTCAATGTGTCTACTTCTATTATGTTCTTGATTGCGAAAATATTTCCATACACTTGCTAAATTTATAACTTCATACCGACTATCATTTTTTGTTAAAGGACTCCAATCATCACCAAGCCTTGTTAAAGTAAGTTCGTAATGCTTTACCCAATCTTCCAATGGTTTGCCATCTTGTTGTTTCATTCTACTTGTCATATATATTTACCTCCTCATCTTGAAACTTAGAGTATTGACCTAAGAATTGAGTCTTAACAAAACCCAACTCACCCATTCTGTTTTTAGTAACTATTAGTTCTGCTAAGCCTTTGTCATCAGACTCTTCTGGATAGTAGTACTCATCCCTGTAAACCATAATAATACAATCTGCATCTTGCTCAATCTCCCCAGACGATCTTAAATCACTCATAAAAGGCCTTTTGTTCTCTCGCTGCTCAACTGCTCTATTTAATTGTGAAAGCAGTATTACAGGTATTCCTAGTTCCTTAGAAAGGTATTTAAGTTCTCTTGTTATATTACCTAACTCAGAGATCTCTCGTCCTTTGTCGTATTTAATGATTTGTAAGTAGTCAATGACTATCATGTCTAGCTTGTTTTCACTATTAATCTGTCTAGACTTAGATGTAATGTCATGTATTGACATTCCAAACTTATCAACAATAGTCATATTCTGGTTCCCTACTTTAGCCATTGCTTTATAAAAAACCTCGGACTCACTATCAGACATATTGTTATTAGTAATTTTCGACAAATGAATATTAGAATGTGATGATGCTATTTTAAGCATTAATTGTATCTGGCTCATCTCAAGTGAGTAAAACAAAACATTGTTGGTCCTGGATACTGCGTCAGCTATGTTAAGTGCTAATGTTGATTTGCCCATACTAGGTCTTCCAGCTAGTACTGTTAATGTTTCTGGACGAAACCCAGTTATTAACGCATCTAAAGATTTAAAACCACTAGGTAATCCAACACCACCTGTTGTTAAACTTTGCATGTAATCGACTGTCTTACCTACTATTGCCTTAACATGGCTTTCATCTTTATCTTCCAACTCTAATTCATAATTCTGTATTTGAGATACAGTATCTTGATAGTTGTCGTATTCAATATCTTTTTTAAGATCTTCTATTGCGTTCTTAATGCGGCATTCTCTAATATGTTTAGAGTATGTTTCAATATTTTCTACACCAGAAGAATTTTCAGCTATTAGAGCTAAGTCTTCAAAGGTAACAGGAAATGATAAATTTTTATTTAATTTATCTTTATCAATGTAATCTCGAACTGTAACAATATCTATTGGTTTTTTTTTCCTAAACATTTCTAACATCGATGTAAAAATGTACCCTAGTCTATTGTTACTAAAATCTTCATTTGTTAATCGAGTTGACACCACCCTGTCAAAACATGGCTCAATTAATAATCCACCGATGACTGCCTTTTCTGAATCTAAAGAATTAAACATCATACCAACCATCCTTTTCTGAGTGCCTCTAGCCATTGAACTATATAGATCAAACAACTGGCTGATACTATTGTTGATAAAAATGATGCATAAATTAGAAATCTTTTTATATATCTCATACTAACTCCTCTAGGTTTAATTGATACTTCTTTCATATGTTCAACTCTTTGTTGATGCATTTGCATCTTGGTTCCAAAATATTGTATTGACATAAAACCTCCTAATATAAGTGGTTTTCAATTTGGCCATATAAATACTCACCATCATCATTAAGTTCTTCTAGTTCTTCATCAACTAATAATGTGCCATCATGCCAAACTGCCTCAGTTATAAAACTATCGCAGAAATCTGGGTAGTCACTTGTATTAATGTCAATGTCCATTACATCAACTAGGCTTGTGTTAATTCTTTTGACTCTTTTTTTAAATCCAGTACGGCCCTCCCAAACATTAATATACTTTTGTTTTTCTGTTAAACCGATTGTCCAATCTTCTTTTTGTATATCTTGACCACAATCAACACATCTAATAGCAGTCCAAGAAAAATGAAAAACCCGTATTGGTGCATTACATTTACAAACAATACGCTTACCGTTTAAACCTGCTCTTGTATGTCTGTTTAATTTTTTAATTGCAAATCTATTCATTGTCTTTCCTCCAGTTAAATTCTTTTACATATGGCTTAGTCTTTCTTTGTGATTTAATGTCAAACATTTCCCATTGCCTTTGATTAATAAAGGTCTGGAAATGTGGAATGTATTTTGATTCCGTACCAAAGTCTATGTACAGTCTGTTGAGTGTCATAAGAACTTCTCGCCAGTCAGTATGTTTTTTTACAAAGTTGTTCATTTCGGTAATCAAGCCACGCTTTTTACCTTTGTAATTATCTCTAAATATTTCAAACTCGATCAACTCCTCTTTAGTTGGTGGTTTTATTGTTACGCTCACCTCATACGGTTTCTTACAATGTGGGCATGTCATTTTCATAATAACTCCTATTTAAGCATTAATTTAGTTAAAGGGTCTTTGTACCATTCATGGCTATCAATCATTTCTTTCGGAACTTTAAATCGAGGCTCTCTAGTTTTTCTATTTAAAATAACTCGATAAATAATTTTCGGATCAGAATATTTCGTTAGTCTAGATCTGGCACAAGTATTAGTACATCCTAAAAAATCTGCAACCATCTTAACAGTCACCTTGGTTTTATCGTCCAGAGTATAAACACGAACTAGTCTATGCTCCCAACCAATAAGATTATTTCTCATGAACTCTACCCCATCAACATTAATGATGGGGGTTTCTGGATCAAGTGTTAACATTTAAAACGGCACATCATCATCGCCCACATCACCCAAAGGTCTATCATTATTTGGTTTAGGTATGTTGGGCATACTTGATGGCTTTTGTACTTGAAATCTCAGAACTGGTGCTTTGGTGTTTTCAGTTGTATTCCTCCAAGCAGAGATCTGATAGTCTTCCCCATCTACATTAAGTGTACCTTTGTATTGAGGAGCATTAGGATTGCTATTGTCGTTTTTCCAAATAGCACCCTTGTTAGTATTGTCATATTCGCTCATTTTATTTCCTTAGTTAATTAAAGGGTCACTTATGGTAGACCCAAGCACCAGACTTATTCTGAAACCTAACGACCGAGGTATATGGCCGAATAGCATTGGAAAGTCAACCCCTGCTAATTTCATTAAAGAGGTTTAAACCTAGATGGGTCTAGATCGTCTTCTAGTAAATCATCACCTCTGGAATAAAACTCATCACCAAACTGATTCATGGCAACATCGATAACGGCTCCCCAAGGTGAGTTAGGACTTTCTGATTCACGCTCTTGCATGTCAGCCATTATTTGTTTTGCTCGATCAAGGCTGCAATTAGGACTCTTTAATTCCGTTATTAACCTATTGACCTCAATGCCTGTTTGTTGGCTCCTTGTTGGTGCTTTAAAGGACTCTGATTCATCCTCA